TATTATTTCTCTACCTTTTAACTAGACTACCACCGAAATACATTCCAATAATAGCTGATACTAAATTTGTGTCTAACTGTGTAATAACAAGTCCTTGAAATGTAACCCACTCAAAAACCTCTCTACCTTCTTTCAAAAACCAAAATCCAGGTTGCCAATTTGTATAACCTACAGTTACATCAACCATTGGATAAAATACTGCTACAAGTTTTGGTAAAAGAACAATGGCGAATATAGCAGTCAGTGCTATTATTCTTCTTGTCCAAGCAAATCCTTTATCTTTTAAGCCATGATCAAGAGATTGCTTTTTAGCTTTCATCTCAAACTCACCTCTCGTTATGAGAAGTTTCTGTTGTTCTTCTTTTGCTTTTCTGCTTTGCGACCAAATGCTTAATAAACTACTCAACAAGGTTGAGCCAAGCATGGTTATAATTTCAAAAGGGAAACCCATTATAAAATCTTCGTATATACTCTCAAAGGCTCTTTTTTGCCTTTTACAGATATTTCATTAACAAACTTAAAATCATTGTGTTTATTAAACATTGCTGTGTTTTCCCCTATCAAAAGATCAAACCCCGCCTCTTTTGTTGCTGACTCTAATCTTGCTCCTGTATTTACCGCATCTCCTATGGCAGTATAATCAAAACGAGACTCACTTCCCATATTTCCTATAACCGCCTCGCCACTGTTAATCCCAATACCTATTGCAATCGGTGGCAATCCTTTTTGCTCAAACTCTTCGTTTAACTCTTTCATGTTCTCTATTATATCTAAAGCACAGTTGACCGCTTTTGTTTCGTGATCCGATTGATCCAAAGGCGCATTGAATATTGCCATCATTGCGTCACCTATGTATTTATCGACCATGCCTTCATTCTTCTGTACCGCTTTTTGTTGTGCAGTTAAGGCTTTATTCATAATGTATGTAACATCTTCTGGTGGTAATGACTCAGACATTGAGGTGAACCCCCTAACATCAGTAAATAAGAAGGTAGCATATCTTTTTTCTCCTCCTAACTTTAATAAACTAGGATTTTTTTGTAATTCTTTAACCTGCCTAGGATCAAGATAATGTTCAAATTGTTTTTTTATTTCTTGCCTAAGCTTGTACTGTTCTCTAAATCTTAAATAAAAAGCAGTAGAACCTGTTATAAATTGTGAAACCAAAGACCATGTAACATCTATTAAAATACCCTGTTGTATAGTCCAATAACCATAATAACCTGTTAGAGACATTACAAAGAAAAATGATACCAAACCCAAGGTTATCCCTAATGCGTTTAACAGAAGCCAAATTAAGGCAACTGTAATAACGAATATACCTACCTCTAAAGCAATCGCATAATCAGGAACATGTGGGCTATTCTGTATTAATACGCTTTCTGCTAATGCTGCTTGTATTTTATGTGGCTCTAAAAGCCTGCCATTTGGAACGGACAATTGAGGCATAATGCCTTTTGCTGTAAATCCCACAAAAACAAACTTGCCCTCAACATCCATTTCTTTTAAATCGGTTTGCGGAGTATCCACCCAACTGATCCATTTCCTACCTAAAGAATCCACCGAAACAGGTGGTAAACCCTTAACTCTTATTTGCTCTAAACCATTTTCATTTGTTTTGATGACATAGGTGTTAGCCCCTGCTAGAATCTTCAAAACTTCGGTTCCGTAAGCAGGAACCCAACCATCAGGAGTCCTTAATAATAATGGCAATCTTCTTACTAACGAATCTACTTCTGTTCGTGCAACTGCTATACCTTGAGATGCGCTATCCCTAAGTATTGGGATGTTTTCAACAACGCCCGTTGCTTTTATTCCACCCTTGTCATTACCTAAAATGACAGTTCCTATCGTTTGTGGGTATTGGTTGTTGTCATGCTCAAACATAGCAAGAATGCTCGGAGCATATGTCAATGCCTTCGCAAACTCTTCATCGCCACCAAAGCGGTCTGGCTGTGGAAAGGCGACTACCCAACCTACACCTATTGCTCCCTTTTCTAATAATTCTATCTGTATTTTTGAGAGTCTTTGCCTAGATAGAGGATAACCGCCCTCTCTAGTTATATCATTTTCTGTGATATTTAAAATAGTAAAATAACCCGAAGGCTCTTTTTCTGGGATCAAAGCGTCAAATGTTTTTAGCTTTAAAACCTGATATAGATCATATTGATTTATTAAAGGCATAACCAATAAGAACAATAGAAAAACAGGAATTAATTTTTTCATTAATCCGCTTGATTAATAGTCAGTGTTTTATTGCAATTAGTGGTGCAGTTGTAATTGACTGTGATTGATTTGTTGGTTGCCCCTGATTGCGTTGCCGTAACATCGTAATCATCGGTATAGAAATTAAGTTTCATGTAATGATCGCCACTACCTGTCTGGGTTATTGTCGCATCGTTGTTATCAGCCGATGTACTTGCATAAATCTTGGCGTAATGTTCTCCCGTTCCGGATTGATTGATTGAGAAGTTTGAGTTATCACCGAATGCCCTGATCTCTCCTTCCTTGTCATCCCCTGTTTGTTCTATGGAAAAGACATTGTTATCGCCCTGCATATAGATTTCTGCATCGTTGTTGTTTCCGTTTTGAACAATGTCCATATCATTTCCATCATCATCAGCATCTATATAACCAACATTGTCGTTCCCGTCTTGTTCAATCTTGTACTCGTTTCCAGTGTGGTTTGCGACCTGACTATAGGCTTTTGCTGTGTTTGAGGTTCCGTTCTGATCTATATCTATTTCTGCATTGTTACAACTGTGTGTTGTGTAAGTGCCTTCAGATAAACCACACCAAACTCTAGTAGTATTGCTTGTTCCTACTTGGTCAATGTGTATCAAAGAACCACTGCCTTTGGTTCTTATTTCAACGCTGTTGTCTCCAGCACAAACAATAAAAGGGGACAGACTAATCAGACTGATTAATAATAATCTCATTTTCACCACCCCCATTTGTTTTAATGCTGATTTGTTTTCCAGCAGAAAGTATTTCGATATTATATCCGCCTGACTTATCCAGCTCTAAATCAATGGTATTTTCTACCTGCCTCACCAAAGACAAAACTTCACCTTCAACAAAAGTATATACCTGTGCATCTGAATCAAAGTTGGGAACAATGCCCTCAATCCTTACGCCATCTAACTCTCCAACTCTTTCTTCTTCCTTTCCTAAGCTTTCAATAACTTCTAATAAATCTTGAAGGAAATCTACAGCCAAAAGGTCAATATCTAGTCTTGTTATTTCTTCCTCTAATTCATCTTTGGATAAATCGCTGTCATCATCCAAATCATTTTCTTCTAAAAAATCAGCGTCTAACACATTGCTGGATGAAGCGCTTTGCTCATCAACCGCTTCTTGAACCTCGTTAGGAGGGCTTACAATCAAAAGGTTGTCTATAAAGCCCAAAGACATATTAACCAAAGTCACTGGTTTTGTAGGTGATCTTTCTGCAACGCTAACCATTGTAGCTTGAAAAGGTTGATTTAAAATTTGTGTTCCAGCAAATGTTTCAACAGTAATTGCTCCCGATGTCTTTCCATCTGGATTAGGCAATAAGATAATTAATGATCGACCCAATTCATCAACAGTCGTTGTAAAGTCTGTTCCTCTAATAAAAATTGAAGCAGAAGGCGTTTTAATAGAAATATTTTCTTTGTCTATTTTTCCAAGCGCACCAGTAATAAATCGTGCAGTTCCACTTGCCATTTTAAATGCCATCTTGCTTTTAGATGGATCAGGATCAAATATATATTCGTCAATAATAATCTTAGAGTGTTCTGTAAGCTTTATAATAGAGTCATCGACAAACTTGACAGCAATGCGACCATTGCCTGTCCGTATATCATCATAAGAGAGAATATCCAATTCCAGTTCTGCAAGTAACTTATCTCCTTCTGACTGCCTTAGAATCTCTCCGTTACCACGAAGCTCTGATATTTCTCCTACTTCGCAATATACACAAAATGGCAAAAAAGATAGTATTAACAGCCACTTGTACACTGGTCAATGTCTATCGTTGCATTGCTTGTTGTTGAAGTAATAACTACAACATCTGATACTGAACCAGTGCTATTTGTTTGGTCAATGTCTATGTTGTTGGTGCTTCCTGTTATATCGGCTGTGATTGAATGGTCAGAGTTTCCTGTTTGTGTTGTGTCGATGTCGTTTGAATCTCCATCCACATCCCAATTATTGATACAACCAACCACCTCACATTTTGCATTAAGGTTGTTTGAGTTTCCAGCAATCACAATGTCTTGATTACCAGCAGTTGCCGTTGCATCTGCGCCTTGAGTAAAGATTACCGTGTTGGAATCACCTGTTGCAGCATAATCAAAATCAGTATTGGCTACATCTCCTGTTGCGCCAAGAGCTAAAGTCGTGGTATTTGAGTCACCAGTCGTTGAAGCAGTAAATGAGGCACTGTTACCTTGAGCCACAGAAGCAGCCATTGTATTGCTATCACCCACTTGGTCGATATCAACAGTCATAGAGGTTCCACTAAAGGTTGCTCTAGTCTGAGAAGTTCCTACAACATTGGTATCACCAATTTGGTCAATATTCATAGTCAACCCTGTACCAGATTGTGTGATATAAATATCATTATTTCCAGCGTAAACACCAGAAACGACAAAAAGTAAGATTAAGCTAATTAATTTCTTCATTATTAAAGTCCCATAATTTTTCTTTAATTCCTATTTGAACTAAGTTATAAACCGCTTCTTCAATAGCAACCTTTGTTGCATATCCCATTGCTTCGTTCTCGCTATAACCTGTTTCTAGCTCGACCAACTCAGTTCCCATTTCAATGAATCGGAAAATATCTCTACTTACGCCAGCACTAATAACTGTTTTAGAAACCATTGTGTTTAAAATTACTTCTCCTGTTTGAACCAATATTGCCCTAAGTGAAACAGTAATCTCATCTTTTCTCCATTGATTATTTGACCCAATGCCTAAGTATCTTGCGCCATTACCTCCAGTGCCTATATTGGTATCATATTGGATAATTGCGCCCTCAATAATAATTCCAGCAAACAATAATGGTTTAAGGGTATTACCATTTTCTCCATCGTAAGTTTGCCTTGTACTCTTGATAAGCTGTCTTTCTTTGGTTAAGGCATCTAGGTTATTTCTCTCTACAACAACAAACCAATTTCCTTTGCCCGCACTCCTTAAAGAGTCAATTAAATAATGGTCAGCGCCCTGTGTAACGGCTGTACTAAACAAAGCCATCTTCTGTGAACTCTTCCGTTGTCCTGTTAAATCTTGAAACTTATAAACAGCAATTACTGCTTTTTGATTTGGAGGGGGTAAATTAACTAATTTTTCATGTGTTGGATGGACAATTTTTGCTTCTTCAACACATTCTAAAAAACTAGCACACCCTGTATGCCCCACAGGAGCAAAACTTGCACAACTAGAAAGCAGTGGCAACAAAAAAATTAAATACCACATTCGCCCGAACATACGCCAAATATCCCTACTGGAATAATAATCTCAGTTATTGTCCCGTTCTCATCAATAACAGTGAGTGTTATATTAATTCCGTCATTAACAAACTTTATAGTGCTGCCTTCTAATTCAAACTCTCCGCCTGTTCCTCCTTTTTCAGAATCAAACAAAGACTCAGCAATGTCTCTTGATAGTTGTGAGTAGATTCTGGATTCTAGGTTTCTCAAGAACTTGGCAAGCGTTGTATTATCCGCCTCTCTTTCCGCCTCTTTTAAGGCATCTTCAACTTCTTGAGCAATTTCATCTCGTCTGGTCTTTTCTTGTTCGTCAATGGTTAAATAGTGTGACGATGTGCCAATACCACTAAAACTAGGGCTTTTGAATTGGTGAACAATTTCGTCTGATATTACATTTGGAGATAAAAACAAAAAAACATATAACCAAAAGTTATTTATTCTTCTTTTCATTTTCCCTCATCTGTAAAACAGTATTTACTTTTTGTTGCAATCTTATCATGTCATTATCTAGCATTCTTATTTGGTCAATCAGCTTGATGATAGTAATGTGCATATCTTTAATGGTTGGATTAATGACCTTTGTGATTGTAACCCAAACATAATAAACAAAATAACCAAGACCAACCATCGCGACAATAGGGAACCCAAAATCGGATATCAGCTTTACAATGTCCATCAGTCTCTTCTGGCATCAATGGTCCCATCTTCTACAAAGTTTTCAGTTCTAGCTATTCTGTCAAGATCGGGAGTCAGCTCCAAAGCTGAACTGACGCTAGTATCCAGTCGGATTATATCGTTATTAATGGTTTTAACCCTTGTTATAAGACTTTGGGTAAAGCCTTTGAGGGTATTGATTTGATTAACCACACCCCCCATAATTTGTTTCATAATGATAAATATAAAGGCTCCTGCAACCAATGCCCCCGCAATGGGAGCGCCAACTTCTGCAATTAGAACAAATACATCATTCATAGGGAGAGGGATCGAAAAGCCCTTTAGCTATCAATGTTTGTCTATTTAATATATGTTCTTTTTCTATTTCTTCTTTGCTCTGTCCGTAGTATTCAACTGCAAGAAAATTATCAATTAAAGATTGATTGATATTTGTTTCTTTAACATGAAGCTCTCCCAATATACGACCAAACTTTCCTTTCTTGTCTTTTTTCGTTTTAATGATTACATCGCCTTTTTCAAGGGCATCAACTAAAAAATTTTTACTCATTAGTCCTCTAGCCTTTTCATCTTTATCTCTAGTGCGTGATTCTGGTGTATCAATGCCGTACATACGAACTCTTGCCTTATGCAAGATAGAAAATCCACAATCAATAATGACATCGACTGTATCACCATCTACGACCCTAGTTACTTCGCAGTTATATTCAAACATTATTTGTCTTTTGCTTTTCCAATATTTAAAGCACACATATCAACAAACTTATAAAGCTTGCCGATCCAAACATCGTCTTTAGGGGTGGGTGTACAGGCAGCGACAATACTGCTTACTGTAATAATTGTCATACATATAGCGATTATATTTGCAATGATTTCCATAGTTATATTCCTTTGTTATTAATAAATTATGTGCCAAATAGTATTGATGCCATTCCAGCAACTAAAGTAATTAAGGTGGCTACTATAAAGTGTTCAATTCTTTTGACACGATTTAACATTTCAAGCCATCGTTCTGCACAGACCGCTTCGTGTTTTTCTATTCTCGTATGCACATTTGATACGCGAGTATTTAGTTCAAATTCAACATCTGAAATATCGTTCATGCTGCCTTCTAGGTGGTTTCTTCAGCAACTTCTTCAGCAACTTCTTCAGCAACTTCTTCAGCAACTTCTTTAGAAGTCTCTATAAAAGCATTTTGAAACACTGACATACTGGCAGACACTTGGTCTAGTTGAAATTTAAGACTGGCTTCTTTGTTTCTCAAATCCAGTATTTGTGAGTGTAAGTATCTTTGCTCATCGGAAAGCTCCGATACTTTTTTCTCTTCGTCGTTTATAAAGACTACGGCTTCTTCAGTCATGTTTGCTCCTAGTTCGCTGCAATATATGCTTTGCCAGTGGTGATCGCTGTGCTACAGGTTGTTTTCTTACTGGAAGAAGAGCCTTTCACATTTGGCGTATCATCGTCTGAATCAACAGGCGCATACTCTAAAATAATTTCTAGATGATCAACATTACGTTGCACCACTGCATTTATTTCAGCTTGAGTCAGACCTTCAACTGCATCTACCGCAGAAGCATCTGTGTTGATTGCATTGATTAAAGTTACGCTGTCTGTAGCTGCTGTTAAGACTTCACTTACTGTTGCCATTTTTTATTCCTCGTTATTTGTCACACTTATCGTGTGATTTAGATTTTAGTTCCTCGACTTCTGCCGAGAGTTCTTGGATTGCTTTAATGAGTGGTATTACAAACATTTCTCTCGAAATATTTTGCATACCATCATCGTCTTCAGACCAACCATTAAAAGTATCTATACCTTCCTTGTCTAAAGCTGCTTTTACTTCTTGAGCCAACATTCCGTGCATAACTACTTCAGTGTCTTTTTGGTTTTCTTCACTGTAGTCATTAAACTCTTGTGGTATTTCATTAGAAGGTTTCCAACGATAAGTTACAGTCCTTAAATCATTAATGAATTTAAGACCAAGATTATTATCGTTAATATCTTGTTTAATTCTTTCATCGGAAGATTGTGACCAATTTGCATTAGAAGTAAATTGATTTGAAACAACATTACTGGCTTTACCAAATTTAAAGTAATCGCCTTGTCCTGTAATAGATAGTCCTATAGTAATTGAAGATGCTGAATCGTGTGCGGTATCAGAACCTGAACCAATACATATGTTAGAACTTCCTGTTACAATAGCGTTTCCAGCATCAGTTCCTAGACAGGTGTTATCACTGCCTGTGGTAATTGAATTTCCAGCATCGTAACCCATTGCCACATTAACTTGACCTGTGGTATTTGCTGTTAAAGCGTTGTTACCCACTGCTACGTTGTAAGATGCTGTGGTAGAAAGACCTAATGCATTTTTACCTATAGCTACGTTGTAGTCCCCTGTTGTGCATGAATCGAGCGCACGATTTCCAACGGCTGTGTTGTCAATACCAGTGGTGTTTGAGTCCAAGCAGTTCATTCCAACTGCCGTGTTGTCAGAGCCAGTTGTATTTAAATACAACGCCCTTCGACCAACTGCCGTGTTTTCACTCGCTGTAGTATTTGTTGTTAAAGCATGATAACCGACTGCTGTGTTGTATTGAGCAGTGGTGTTTGCGTCTAAAGCCTCTGCACCTATAGCTACGTTTTGTTTTCCTGTGGTGTTTGCAAATAAAGCACTTGAACCCACTGCGGTGTTGTTTGCAGCCGTTGTATTGTTTTGTAAGGCACTTCTTCCCACTGCCGTATTGGTTGCGCCTGTGGTGTTTGAAAATAAAGATAAATACCCAGTTGCCGTGTTGCTATCGGCTGTGGTGCTTGAACCTAAAGCTGACCTTCCTAAAGCTGTGTTGTAGTCGCCTGTGGTATTTGCATCAAGACTATATGCACCCACTGTAGTATTTTCAGCTCCAGTGGTGTTGGCTCCTAATGCTGCGTGTCCTATTGCAGTGTTTTCAGAAGCGGTTGTGTTTGCATCTAGCGCTGTAGTACCAACAGCCGTGTTTAATGCACCTGTGGTGTTTGCTGCTAAAGCATTACTACCTATACCTGTATTGTTAGATGCTGTGGTATTATTAGCTAAAGAGTTTGTACCTAGTCCAGTATTGTAGCTACCTGTGGTATTAGCGTTTAAAGAGGCACGACCAAAACCCGCATTTTCTGTGCCTGTAGAGTTCGCTGCTAAAGATATATAACCAACTCCTGTATTATAATTAGCTGTCGTATTTAATGCCAGTGCATCTCTACCCACTGCTACGTTGCTGTGTCCTGTGGTGTTAGCGTATAAAGAATCATAACCGACTGCGGTGTTGTTAGATGCTGTGGTATTGTTTGTTAAAGCCCTAGAACCAGCAGCAATATTACTCGCGCCTGTTGTATTTTCTTCAAGCGCTTGATAACCAATAGCTACGTTATTATCTCCTGTTGTACTTACCTGTAAAGCCTCTGCACCTATAGCTACGTTTTTTGTTCCTGTAGTTGTACCACTCATTGATGCCCAACCATAAGCAGTGTTTGCGCTTCCAGTAGTTATCGCATCTCCAGAATTATATCCAGTCACAGTGTTGTAATTCGCTGTGGTCGCTGATAATAAAGCACTAGAACCTATAGCTATGTTTTGTGTTCCTGTGGTGTTTTCATATAAAGCTCTATAGCCAATACCAATATTATCATCAGCAGTTGTGTTATCTGTTAGAGCTTGCATACCAATACCAATATTTTTAGCTCCTGTTGTATTAACCAATAGTGCTGATGAACCTAAAGCGGTGTTAGAATTTGCGGTAGTATTAGCACCCAAAGCGCCATCACCGATAGCCGTATTATCATTACCTGTGGTGTTCGCATCTAGTGCATAAGCGCCTACCGCTACGTTATCTGTTCCTGTGGTATTTGATAACAAGACATTTCTACCCACTGCCGTGTTGTTGTCTGCGGTAGTGTTTGCATTTAAAGCGCTTCTACCCACTGCGGTATTCGATGACCCTGTTGTGTTAGCTTCAAGCGCTAAGCCACCTACACCTACGTTTCCACCGCCATCGGTGTTTGCTGTTAAAGCAGTATATCCAATAGCCGTGTTGTAATCTCCAGTACTGCTAACTAATAAAGCAGATGCTCCAACAGCAGTATTGTAACTGGCAGTGGTATTACCACCCATAGCGTGATCACCGATAGCGGTGTTGTCTGTGCCTGTGGTATTGGCATCTAATGCTTGGGCACCGACTGCCGTATTGTCTACACCTGTGGTGTTTTCTTCCAGTGCTTGATAGCCAACCGCAACATTGTAACTAGCAGTGGTATTGCTCTGCAAGGCTTCTCTACCGACAGCTACGTTATAGTCTCCTGTGGTGTTTAAGCTCAGTGCCGTATAACCAATTGCTATGTTTGAGCCACCAGTTGTAGTATTTTGACCAGAAAGCCTACCAACAAAAGTGTTAGCGTTGGCTTCAGTGATGTCAAGTCCAGCATCTTTTCCTATTAAAGTGTTTCCAGCGCCAGTAGTGACTGCCAGTCCAGCATCTTTCCCCACTGCTGTATTAGAATGCCCTGTGGTGTTTGCTGTTAAAGCTGATCTACCGATTGCTGTGTTATAGTCTGCTGTGGTGTTAGCGTCTAAAGCTGTAGCACCAACCGCTACGTTGTCTGTTCCTGTGGTGTTTGCTAATAAAGCACTTTTTCCAATAGCTGTGTTGTTATCTGCGGTTGTGTTTGCTGACAAAGCCAACTGACCAATAGCTATATTGTTACTACCTGTGGTGTTAGCGTCTAAACTTCTTTCTCCCACTGCTACGTTTGAGGCTCCTGTAGTGTTAACCAATAATGATGCTGAACCGACAGCTACATTTGTAGAACCAGTTGTTATTGCCCCACCAGCATTGTCTCCAACTGCCGTATTGTCCGATCCTGTAGTCACTGCATCAAGGGCAGCTTCACCTATCGCTACGTTATCCGTTCCTGTCGTTATGGCTGTGCCGAGTGATCCAGAACCCAGTCCGACATTGCCTGTACCACCTGTTAGGTCTAATACATCGGTTACTGCTGCGCCACTTCCTGCGCCATCGCAAACAATCATCTTGATTCCGCCATTCGGAATCACAACATTAGCGCCTGATCCCTGAGAAATCGAGACTGCGTATCCAGAAGAGTTCTGAATCACCCATGTTTTATTAACTGTGTTTGGAGCAAGCGTTACTGTGTTTAAAGCGCTGATTGATCCTGTCAGCGTCAGAACAAAAGCTCTGGCTGCATCGGAAGCACCATCTGCCATTGTAATTGTGTGAGTTGTGCCTGTGATGGCTTCTGAGCCACTACCCCATGCTTCCGCCACCAATTCTAAATTTGTATTGGTACTCGTTCCCCAAGTACCCGACTCATCGCCTGTGGCGATTTCTTTAAGTCTTAGATCGTTTACATAAGTTGCCATAATTTTTTCCTATATTAAGCCACCTCTTGCCAGTCAGCATCTTGAGATGTATCTATATTACTATAATTTTTTGTTTGTGAATCATCAATATTTGACCAATTTGGAGTTTGTGAATCATCAATTTCAGACCAGCTTGCTGTTTGTGAATCATCAATATTTGACCAATTTGGGGTTTGTGAATCATCAACTAATCCCCAAACAAGTAATTTTGTAATTGCTCCTGTTGCACCTACTCCTGTAATAGAAGTATTTGAATGAGCATTTATTGTTATATCACCAAGCGCACTTGTTATAGCGTCTTGAGTGACTGATATAATATTATTAGTCGTTAGGGTTATAGTGCCTAACGATGTTGTTCCTGCTAATCCCGTAGGATAAACATTGGCATCACAGGTAACTGTCTCATCACCTTGAGAAACAGTCGATGCTGTACCGCTAACACCAACAAGAGCAACACCATTTGCAACAACTGTGCCTATTGCAGTAGTACCAGCTACTCCTGTTTCACTGACATTAGCATCTCCGCTAACTGATTCTGCGCCTAAAGCTGTAGTTCCCGCTAATCCTGTAACAGATATATTTGCAACGCCTGTAGCAGTTAAACTATCTACTGCTCCTGTTGCCGATACCCCTGTTTCACTAACATTAGCTTGCCCTGTTACAGTTAATGAGCTAACTGCACCTGTTCCAACGACACCTGTTTCTGTAACAATGGCTGTACCAGTAGCGGTTAAACTACCAATACCACCAGTGGCTGCAACACCTGTCTCTGCAACATTGGCATCACAACTAACAGTTTCTGTTCCTAAAGCACTAGTTCCTGCAACCCCCGTAAGGTTTACAGTCATATTGTGAGGCTGACCCCATGCGCCAGAACCCCATGTGGAACGACCCCAACCGACAGCCATTAGCTGTCCTTACGCTATTCTAATAACAGCGTTACTTGCGTCTGCGGTTGGAAAAGA